CCAGGTCCTGGTTCCCGGGAGAAGCAAAACTTCTTCCTCAGAAACAGGCCACATTTGCACGGGTATCACCTCCTGGACAGTGCTGTTGGTTACAGTCTCAGTTCCAGTGCCCGCAGCGTTCCTGACGACCACAGGTTTCAATAACGAAAAAACCATAGGGTCGAGCGTACTAGACTGCGGCTGTCTAAAAACATGACATGTTCCCTGTTTGTACAAGTCAGCTGTGACATCATTAACTTCAAAACCAAGGCCGACGAGTCGTCCAGTTCCTTGGATAGTCTGTGGTGCAGGACCAATTCCGTTAAAAGTGGACCAGTTCTCGTCACCTATCCCTAAATTAGGTGCTCCTCCCCCTGAATTGGAGAAGGACGCATAGATGACGGTCCCAAGTTCAGCAGTCAAAGGGTTAGTTCTGATGTCACCGAGCATGTTTCCACACTCTGCATAAGGGAACATGGTTGTGGTTCCAACGAATGGTGTGTTCATTACCATTAAATCCCAGGTAACGTTGTCGGGCAAAGTCGTAGGGGCCGTGATTGTTACTGAATTCTTTATACAGCGCACAACAGATGCTTGATCGCAAATGTCAGGCCAGCCTTTTAGCTCTTTTAATTGAGTGTCGTGCATAGGATCTAGCGCGGCAATCAACCAATCTTTTCCAGCGGGTGTTAAGGTGCCTCTGGCCACCATTTTCTCTAAGAGTTTTTCACTTCTTGTAACCTTGTTCATAATCACCAAGGAGAACTTTTTGTACCACCTCCATCCTAAAAAGTTTTACGTAAGGAGCGGAAACCTCTAAGCCTAAATAAAAATATCTCATGTCAGATTCTGCTGGTATTCCCGCAACCTTATAGGACTTAACGACCGAATTAGTAGATTGTAAAACTTGCGCAGTTGACAACATGAGCTTGTATGCTGTAGTAAACTTATTGAAAACATCCGGACCGTGAGGCCAGGACATAATCATAAGCGAATAGGCTTTTGATAACTGTTGATCTAGTGTTGTGTTACGATCGTACTCATAACAAAAAGCGGCTGTAATCCTGCCGAGGTTAAAGAGGGGAACCCAAACGTCTCCAAGTAACTTAAAACGAAATCCTAAGAATTCGCATCCTTCAAGTGTATCTTGAATAACAAAGGGATCGAGCTCCCAGCCAAAGGCGAGATAACTGTCGCGAAACACTTTTTCAATGTGTTCGTGAGAAAAATTTAGTTTAGGGAGAGACAATAAATTGTCATCGCCAAAAAGATTTGCAATACAAGACAAAACCTTTTTTGTATCCCCATCGTAAAGATTGTAGAGAGCAAATGCTAATGTGAGCATATGACCAATGATGTTATCCGGTGTAGTGCAACCGGATCCCGAGTTATTACTTATCTTCTTGAAAACGATTGTTCCATCAGCTAACAGCAGATAAGAGTGACAAGTTCTGTCAGCAATCCAATTAACTATAGGTTGGAACTCGGCATCAAAAAAAGAATTACGAATGTTGTAGACATCTTTCATGTGAGGGAATTTTCTGTCCCAGGCTCGTACGTCATAGTACACGAAAGTGTTGTGTTTTAGCAACTTCAGGGCCAGCTGGTGTGTTCCACCATAATACGGATTAAATCCATAAGCTGACCACCAAAAGTCCTTTAAAGCGGAGTTTTGGCCCGAGTAAAAACGGAGTTGCATCATGAGGAACTTAAGTGGGGGGATAATGAAAGTTCTAACTTTACCCGCATCAATATCGCTACTGTGGTACCATTCTTGTTTAGCTACCACTCTCCAGATCGGTTTATAATTCTCATCAAACGTTGATAAGTATTGACGACCATAACGTGAGTCTAGGGCAGCAGATTTTTTTTTGAAATACACGCATAGCGGAAATCCTGCAGATGTGTTAAGATTCATATTGGGGATGAATTCCTCATTTTGGTGTGGCCTTGAGACACCATCACCAAAAACAGTAGATAACATTCTAAAAACTAATGTTTATGCCTTCTCATAGGAAACCGTGCCTTCATAATTACGCACCGGTTTGACGTCCATTTTGGAGACAGACAAACTATAAGAAGGGATATCACCATCGGCCATGTAGTAAGGGCCAGAAGTCTCAATAAGGGAGTCTATAGCATACTCCGGGAGCTGGGTAACGAGGGGGTCCAAGAATCGAAAGCGCTTTCTTCGCTCGCGCGGAAGCGGGATGGTGTACTTTGTTTTTCCAGCCACCTCCAGAAAATTGTAACTTGTGTTCGAC